ACAAATCCCTTGACGTTGAGAACGACATGGGAACAAAGAGTAAAACTTAAAAAACTTGGTGGAGCAGTATGGTTACGACAACAGATAGATCAGGCTTTCCTGCCCCAACCAGTTTCAGAGATTCAGTGCGACAACAATTTAAACTCGGAAAATACAAAATGAACTTTGATAAACATAGTATGTGGGAAAAACAACAAGCTGCAATGGCACAGCAAGCACCACAATTCAATCCAAACTTTAAAAAAGCAAATGATACGCAAATCGGAGGACAACATTACAAGAAAGCCATCCAACCTTGGGACGCAATGGAATGCTGGATGAGTCCAGAGCAGTTTGAAGGGTTTTTACGGGGAAATGTGATTAAGTACATCGCCAGGTACAAAGACAAAGACGGAATGAAAGATGTGCAGAAAGCCAAGCACTATCTTGAGAAACTTTTAGAGTGTTTGGAATCTCGTTGTGGGACAAGGGTAGAGTAATGTACACACCTAAGCCCCAATGGTTAAAAGATCGTGAGAATGCTGCTTTTAGTGGCCCTAAAAAGCCTTGGGGTGGCTATCGTCCAGGTTCAGGACGTAAACGAACTAAACCAATTGAAAACCTAATAAACATCAAGTTAAACAGTATTCAAAAGATGATGTTGCAAGAGATGGGTAATGGTGACTTGGATCTTGGTGTCCAGGTTCTTATTGATAAGCATTTATAACAATGTATATGTTACTGATCGTATAAATAGGAATGATATGAGTCGTAAGAAATGTAAACGTAAGCACTATGCAACAACTGGTTTTGATGCAGTTGGACACGCTATCTCTGGTGCAAGGATAGTAGACCAAAAATCTTTGGATTTGCTCACAATGAGAGATCTAAGCAGTTTAGAAGCTATCATGAACGGTAAAGGTGGAGTGCAAGAATGGTGGGACTTAACTGGTAGCCTAAATATTTGCGAAACAATGGCTCGTAATGGTATTGGAAAAGAAGCATTGGATGATTGCGCAATCGCTCAAACAGAACTCAAGAATGCTGCTAAACGGTATGACAGATCAAAAGTAATGGGTTTTACAGGTATTGGAATTACAGCAATCAGGAATATGCTTGAGTATCATCAATTACAACGACAAATTATTAGTAGATCAGACTATTCCAAGTATATAAAAATGACGTTAGATAGATATACAAGTCGCGCACCAGAATTAGATTGTGTATAATTAAATCGTCAAGTGCTGCAACACTAGATTAATGAGACTTCTTTCTCATGCGTTACCCTTAAAAAAGGAACTGGTGTTGCAGCATCAGAGCGCAGTAGAAAGAAGTCTTTTTGCGTTTTAGTTCCAATTGCTAATGACGAAATAATGAACCATGTCCCGGTTGCTGTTGAGAATAGGGATGCGCTCTTAAGGGTCGGCGCGAGAACTTGCTAGAGGTATCTCAGGAACAGGCAAAATGGGTGATGAAGTTTAGGCCAGCTTATTGGTCGCCTGGAAATAGAATCTAGTCCTCATGGGTGTGATGGTCTTAACAAAGATGGTCAAAGTAGGGTATATCACCCTCTTGGCCCTTCCTATGTCTAAAGGAATGTATGGAAATTGAACCACTAAAAGCAATTGAATATATACAACGTAATGCAGGAACTTATGCACAAGCCAAAGCAAACAGGATCTACATTGAAAACTATCTCAAAACAGTCAAAGCTAGACTTATGGGAAATTCAGATGAAAAAGCAATTGGAGCAAAGGAGATGGATGCTTATGCAAGCTCAATCTACGTTGAACAATTGGATGGCCTCAAAGCTGCAATAGAAATAGAAGAAACATTAAGGTATATGTTAGAAGCTGCCAAGATGAAGGTCGAAATTTGGAAGGTGCAAGAGTACACCAAGCGAACAGAAATGAAGATGCAATGAACGAGAAGCAGTACAAGCAAAAGCTAGTCACTCTTGGTTGTATGGTTTGCAGGCGTTTATACGGCATAACAGACAGCCCGGTACAGTTGCATCACTTTAGATCTGGAGGCTGGGGAAGGGGTGATTACACCACCCTGATACCCCTTTGCCCTGAGCACCATACTGGTAAAACAGGAATCCACGGAATGGGAACTAAAGCATTTGATAAGTTCTACGATAATCATGGCTTCACGCAACAAACTTTGCTAGACGATACAAAAGGACTGATATGAAACAAGATGGCGAATTCATTCTGACAATGCTCCATGCAGCTACCAATGCTCACATTCTTCATTTGAAAAGCAAGAGTTATTCTGAACACATGGCACTTGGAACCTTTTATGAAGAACTACCTGGTCTTGTTGATGCAGTAGCAGAAGCAATCCAAGGACTGAATGAAGAATTGATTGAGTACACATTTGATTACTATTCTCCCGCGGCTACAGCACTAGAGGAGCTTCAATCGCTGAAAGAGTATGTTTTTGACAAGCGAAAAGAGCTTCCAAAAGAGAGTGAAATCCAAAACCTCATTGATGAAATCGCACAATTGATTGACTCAACTATTTTCAAATTGAAATTCTTAAAATGATTTGCTAGAAAATGATGGTGGGGGTCTGAATAAAACAGACCTTCAAAAAAATGAAGGGGGGGGGTCTCTTTTATTTTCAGCCACATTGTTATCGTTTTTCAACTCAATGTTGATTTTCGTGAGATTTCAGCAGATTTCAGCAGATTGAGATTAAGAATAGGGGGTTTTAAACCCAGATTTTCAGGCTGGAAACAGTTCATTTTTAAAATTACTCATGTAAATCAAGCACTTACGCCGCTTTCTTCGCGTATTTTCAATCTATGCAAAGCCTACAATCAAGCGAAGCAAAGCCTAGGCGAATACTTTAGGGCGAAACCTACAGTCATCCAGCAAAGCAAAGCGCCCACAATCAAGCGCCTAAGCAAAGCGCCCACAATCACCCAGTTAACCAAGCAAAGCCTAAGCAAAGCAAAGCAAAGCCGCCTAAGCCCCACAATCAAGCGCCAGGCGTTTACAGTCAATCAAGCCTACAGTTAACCCGTATCAATCAAGCGCCCACAATCAAGCCAAGCCGCATAAATAACGCGAAGCAAAGCCTAAGCCCGCCTACAGTCACGCAAAGCGAAAAGCCTAAGCAAAGCCTAGGCGAAACAAAAAAAGGGCCTAAGCCCTAAATTATTTGGAAACCTTAATTGTGAAACTATCGTGTGTAAGGGTTTTATCCATGAAAAAACCTTTGGCACAATATTCCGGGGCTAATACATTAATCCAGTTCTCTGCGCGTGCTAAGGTATCGCAAATACAATGAACCGCTAACGGGTTGAGCTTTTCTATAACTTTAAACATAAATACTTTCAACAATAACGGGCAAAATAACCCAGCAAAGCCCACAAAATAGGCTTTACTTGATAATTTAAACCTTATTAATACGGATGATTTTGAGCATAGTTTTACCGTGTGCTGGATACGCTATCACGTCAACTTCTTTTGAATAGCACGCACGGCATCCACTGCACTTTCCTGCGTTTTCGTATGCTTTGCATAGGGTGACATGAGAATCAGGAAGCATATCGGCTGCCGCCACAATAACAGATCCATGCAACCCAGCGATATATTCTCCGTTTATAGAATCGCTTGAAAATCGCACGCGCACGTTTTCCAAATTCTGCATTTCACGAAACACTAAAGCGAATTTAGGGAATTTATGCATCCGTGTAGGCAACCAGTGTTTTACCCAATGCGTACGCTTCATAACTTCTAACATCTTTTCGGCTAAACCTAAGGTGTAAACGTCGCCCGAATCAAACCAACGAAAATAACGATCGGCGTCTAATTCTTTCACCATATCGTCAACCCATTCAAGACGTTGCCAGTCTTGACCGTTTTCTAGTCTAGGAGCTTTTACATTGGGAAAACGATAATTTCCAGTTGTTGCATAGCATCCCTTACATGCGTCAACTAATACACCGGGCGATGATAGTGAACCGGGGCATGTATCAATGGCCTGCAGTGACCACGAGCGAATACCGTCTAATTTCGATGTAATTGAAATGCGAATCATAATAATACTTTCATGCTAAATAATGCAATAGTGCATTCCATAGGGTACTTAATACCCTATAAACTAAACTATTAAACGACTAAACAATCAAAATAAGATAATGCAAGTATTAATAATAATGATGTTAATAATATAGTGCCGATAATATTAAGTGCTATTTGTTTCATTTTGCATATCCATGTAATTCAATATTAATACGGCGGTCAATTGTCTCTTGACGTTGGAGCATAAGTATGCGGCCTGCACCTACATAGTCGCCAGCCGCTAAGAATTCCAATATATCGTCTTGATGGTCATTGCATGAGTCAATCAAATCTGATTCGTCATAAGCTGCTGTTTGACGTTTTGAACACTCAAAAAATTGTGATTGTGTGATTGTGGTGGTTTCCATTTACTGCCTTCTATAAGAGCACCTAGGGTTTAAGTGCATGGATAAAGTATATCGCTTATTTCATGTATAACGTGTGGATAACTATTTATTTACTAGGTGTAAACCCTATAGTTTGTCGTCAAATAGCGTGTAAAGCGACAATTGAAATGATGTTGTCTTGAAAAAGAAAAAATCAAAAGCCTTTAAACATAGTGATTCGCACGCATAAATGAATGATGTTCTGCCAGGTGAATAAATAGCTACAGAACGCGAATAAACCCAGCACCTAGAGACGTTTAATGCTTTCCCGCACGCGTGTATTGATAACCCAGTTGATTGACTGTAGAGCGTTTACTTGTTTAGCTTGGAATAAGCTTTTCATTGGGAAAACCGCGTAAACCCTATAACCCTAGAGCATGACTGTACTGTTCCGCACTAAGCATACGTTAAACATATGGATGGGCTTTCCACCACTGTCTGACTATTGAACCCAGCTACTTAATAACGCATAAATCACTCAATAACTATCGGTCACCCCTGCTCTTAAAATTAATGACCCGTTGGTCAGTAACAACTAACACCCCCCCACCTTAGCCATTTCAGGCATTAGAACCCCCCATGTTAGAGGGTAACCCTGCAAGTGGGAGATAAGAGGGGGGCCCACTCACCCATTCTCAATTTTTTCACAAAAACTTTTCACCCCACTACCAGTACACCAAGACCACTTCAATCTATAAGTAGTACGAAACCTATTTTTATTTTTTTACTCAAAAAGTTTTATACTTCACCTATTCCTCAATAGCTCAGTTGGTAGAGCAAGTGACTGTTAATCACTAGGTCACACGTTCGAGCCGTGTTTGAGGAGCCATTAATAAAGGATTGTTATGGAATGGCTATATAGTTCCAAAAGGATGTATTAATAATTTAGCTGTTTTATATACTTCATGCGCTTGTTCTGGTGTTTTATACCAACCTAAATGCTTCGATTTGCCATTAAGCTTAATAGATGATTTCCATCTGTTTTTTCTTATTGGATCTAAACTTACTCCAAGAAATCCTGAGCTTCCTCGTGATTTTTTAAGATTTTGACAATTTTGAGCTTGAGTTACTTCTCTTAAATTTGCTATACAGTTGTTAGTTCTATTGCTATCAATATGATCTAAATTTAATTCAGGAAATTCACCGTACACATAAAGCCAAGCCAACCTATGACATAAATAATTTTTACCATCAATGCGTGATTGAAGATACCCGGTATGGTGAAGGCATCCAGTTTTAGATCCTGCCTTTACCCGTTTACCCATATTATTTATCCATGTAAATATTCCTGTATCAGGGTCATACTTTAAAAGTTCATTTAAACGTGTAAAATTTAAGTTGCTCATTGCTGTTGCTCCTTGTTAGCAAAGTGATGTGAAGTAGCTTCTCATATTGACGTATGGGTAAGCTGCGCCCATTCTATCGTAGAAAGGTAAAGCATGGAAAATGAACGTTGGTCTTGGACATTAGCTCATCCCTTGTACGACATTGATGACATTGTTGAACTGGGACAGATACTATTAAAAGCAGAAGGTAATACTGTACTTAATACTGATCCACAAGTATTTAGACATCAGTTAACTGTATGTGCTACTAATCAGCTATTTGATAAACGTAGAGAGTTTCTAGCTGTTTGTCGTGATAAAGATAATAAGTTAATGGGATATTGTTGGTTTGATCGTGGGGGATATACTACTTACTCTACAGAAGAGATTAGTAATGCTAAGTTTCACCATGTTGATTTAACATTATCTACACGTACTAGAGTTAGATTAATTAATGAAATGATTGACCAACATATACTGTGGGCTAGTAATAATTCAATACCTATTATTTGCTCAACAAGTATCCGTAGTGAACACGATGGGTTTATGAGAATACATACCAAGCGTGGATTTGTTGTAAATGGTTCTTATGGGTGGATACGTACTGAAGAAGGTTTAAAAGGAATTAAATATGTTTGATCAACCAATCCGTCCTGAAGGCTCAATAGTATCTAGCCCTGCAAAACTTCAAGATGCTAACGATAGAAAAGCAATCATCAGAGCTGAGAAAAAAGCTCTACAACTGGCTACAGGGCAACGTGAACCACGAGGCAACCTTATTGATCATCCTGAACACAGACATACGGCTGGTCGGCCTAAATCTATTGTTAACCGGGTTACTGAATACGGTGCTTTGTTTAACAAACTTAATGATGAACACGTAGCCAAAGGGTTTGCTCCTTTGAAGACTGCTATGGAAGTTCTTATTGAGGCAATGCAATCAGATGAGCTTGATATTAAAGAAAAGTCCAAGATTGCTGAAAAACTTGCTACATTTGAGTCTTCTAGAGCGCCTATTATTTCTATTGAGCACGTTCAGAACATTACTAAAGAAGAGGATGTATCTGCTGAAGACGCTTTAGATGATTTCATGCAATCTTTAAGGAAGATATAAAATGCCGTTAAAATCTGGTAAGTCCAAGAAAGTATTCGAAAAGAATATTAAGACTGAGATTAAAGCTGGTAAAAAGCCCGACCAGGCTGCTGCCATTGCTTATTCGATGAAACGTGATTCTGATGACAAACGAAAGGTTAAGAAATGACTAATTTTCTATACGCTCAATCCCCTAATCGCAAGGGTAATATCTCTAAGCATCCTGCCAAGCATGAAGCTGTTAAAGGTAATACTGCTGGTGTTGTTACCCACGGTACTCAAGGTGCTCCCAAAGCAGCTGGTAATGTGTTTCCTGTTGGTAATAAAGCTTATGTTTGTACGCCTACTGCGTATAACACCAAGACTACCAATGATGGTTACATGAAGAATAGTTCATTCACTAAGTGAGGCTAATATGTCCTACGGTAAAGTAATCAGTGGTGGTAAGGCTATGTCTAAAGGTCTTACTAAAGGTATCAATGAAAAGCTAGAAGAGTTTGCTGAAAGCCATTCTCGTTCTCAAGTTATTGCTACTTCAGTATTGAATGCGTTTAAAGCTAATCCCTTTAATGAACCGCATACTCAAAATATCAATGGTGGCAAGTTCACTGCTGGTAAGCGTCCCTCTAAAATTTAAAAGGTATTTATATGGCATCGTATGATATTGAAGCTCT